GCAGAGGCGTTCGGCGCCGCGCTGATGTAGAGCGTCAGCACGTCGGTCGTGTTGAGCGGGAAGGCCACCCCCAGGTCCACGGTCGTCGGCGCCCCGCTGCCATCGTTATGCGCCAGTTGCCAGTTGCCATGGGTGCCGCGCTGGAAGCCGATGCCGATCATGTTGACGAGGGTGTTCAGCACCTGCGTTGCGGGAAAAGCGCCAAGCGAGGCTGTCAGGCCGAAAAAGCCCATGCCCGTCGGCTGGAGCGTGGTCAGGGAGAGGCGGTTGATGTAGCTCCACCCTCCGAGGCCCGCCGCATTGCCGCGCCAGCACACGCGCGCCCCGCATCTCTGCTCCGCCACGCTGTCGGCAGCCGCCGCGCTGGTGACCGTCCACCGGCGCATCGCGGTCTTGAGGTTCGTGGACTCGAGGGTCGGGTGGCTGATCGTCCCGGCAGAACTGTGGGACATCCCGATCTGGGAGATGGTTCCACCAGCGACAGGTGCCCAGCTGCCGATCCGGTTGACGCCAGTGTGCGGTTGCAGCGGAAAGTCCCGGCCCGAAGGGCGCGACACCTCCAGCCACGGTTGCCCGGCCCGGTCCCGCGCATAGACCGCCAGCTTGCCGGTCGGCGGCGGGGACGGTGCGGCGCTCACCGCCGGGAGCAGCACGGGTTCGGGCATCTCGACCCGTCCGTTGTTGCGGTCGATCCTGATCGCATCGTGGAAGGCCGAGCCGTCCGGGCTGACCTTGAAGCTGAAGTCGTCGCTGCCCAGAAGGCCGATCAGGGCGCGGGCGGAGAAGCCGGTCTTGAAGGCGAAGGAGGCATCGTTCCCGGCGGCGGCCTTGTTGACCGTCGCCTCGATCCCCGCGCCGGCATGGTTCAGAAGCACGCCCGGGCTGTTCACCGACAGCCGGTTGGTGTTGTCGGACGACGCGTTGACGCCGATCCGGGGCACCTGCAGCGGGCGATCAGCCACATCCTGCCACGCGCTGCCAGTCCAGACCAGCGGTACCGCCTCATCCGCCACCCAGACCTGCCAGCCCACGCGCGGCACCAGCCGGATCCACGCGCCATCAACCCAGAAGGCGATGTTCAGATCCCACCCTGCCCAAAGGCCGCTGGCGCCCGAGGCCACCAGATGGCGGTCGCCATCGGCCGGGCTCGCCGGCGGCGCGGTGCGCGTGCGATCAAGGACCGAGAGCTGGACAATGGCATCGAGCAGCCGCAGCGCCTCGTTATGGGTGACGTGCTTCTGGGCCTGGGCGGCCAGCAGATAGGGCAGGCCAAGATGGGTCGTGGTGTCGGACATGGGAATTCCTGTCAGAACTGCAGGGTCACCGAAGCGGGCGTGCCGCGGCCGAGGCGGTTCGAGAGCTGGTAGATGCGGATCGCCAGCGTCTGGCCGGGTCCGAGCGGCGCGCCCCAGTCGGCGGTCTGCTGCGCGGCCGAGTAGACCACGGAGGTCGTGCCGCTGGTCAGCGTGCGCTTGACGGCCTGGCCATCAAGGATCTGAACGTCATACCCCTCGATGTCTTCGGCCAGCGGCACCTCGACCTGCTCCCAGGCATCGGCCGTCAGTGCCCGGGATCGTCGCGTCCAGCGGATCGTCAAGTCGCCCGGGCTGCGGGCCGTCCGCCAGGGCTGCTCGACATGGACCGGCGCGAAGGGGACGAGGCCCCGTCCGGTCGGGGTGAAGCCCAGCGCGGTGTAGCTCGCGTCGCTGACCGCCCGTGAAGCCGGACCCACGCGCCAGTTCCACGGCAGACCGAGGTCGGCCTCGGCCACAGGCAGCACCGCCAGCTGCCGATCCAGCACCACCACCCGCGCCCCGGCCGGGGCCGGGTTGCCCATGGCATGCTCCGTCCCGCGCTGGCCCCGCAGCAGGCGGGTCAGGCGGTAGCGGCGCGGGGCGATCAGTTCAGCTTGGCCAGCCTGGACGATCTCCCAGACTCCCGGCGCGGCCTCCACTGCCAGCGCATTGGCACCGCCGAACAGCGCGACGTCGGTCACGCTTTCGAGCGTCCCGGACAGCAGATCGACCACCAGCGCGTTTCCCAGATCGAAGCGCGAGGTCGGCCCCGGAAAGACGTCGAAGGCCAGCGTGCCGATCCGCGCGCGGCTGCCGAAGGTGGTCAGCAACGTGAACCCATCCGTGGATGGGCTGCGGAAGACCGCGATCTCGCCGGGCCATGGGCTGGCATGGGCGGCGATCAGCGGGCGATGGGCGGGCTGGTCCTCGCTGATCTGCGGCAGGTCCAGCATCGCCACCTCCGGCGTGCCGAAGACCACGGGACTGGCAAGCGAGGTCGGGCGCGGATCGCCGGGCGGCAGATCGTAGACGGCGCGGTCCTGGTGGACGGCCTCGATGCCGCGCGCCTCAGCGTCGGCGACCGACACAAGGCGGAATTCCACCTCCCGGCCGTCATTCGTGAGCCGGATCACGTCGGCCGGGTCAAGGGCAAGGCGCGAGGGCGGCAGACGGAAGGTCGCGGTTTCCCGGCCGATCCAGGCTTCCATCAGCGCGCGGCGGCAGCGGCGTTCCGCCTCCTCGGGCGGGATCGCCATGGGGAAGCTCTCAGAGGAGATGCGGGTGGTGTCCACGGTGATGCGGCGGGCTTCGACGAGAGCCGCGTCATAGTCCTCATCGGACCGCGCGACCTGCCACTTCAGCGCTTGCGGCAGTTCCGTCTCCTGACCGCGGGTCAGCTCGAAATCCTCGCCCTCGCGGCTGGCGACCAGATCGTCGAGGGCCAGCGTCGCGACCGAGGCGCGCCCGCGCATCACGAAACGGATCACGCCCTCGGTCTCGACAGCGTCGAAACCGAAGTGGCGCGCCAGCGTGGTGATGGACGCGCGCGGGCTTTCCAGCGCGCCGATCACATAGCCCTCGACCGCACCCCAGAGGCCGGAGACATCGATGCGCGACTCGGACAGGCCCGCGCGCAGGCAGAGGTGCCGAACGAGGGCCGCCAGCGACACCGCGCCGAGCCGTCCCGTCAGCCAGTGGCCGAGGCGCCAGTTCGGCCCATCGCCCCAGATGTCCGCCCGCTCCGGAAAGAAGGGATAGGGCCGCGCATCCCAGGTCCAGGCCGCGCATTCTGGCACATGCACCATCGGGCCGCCGTAGACCGAGGAGGTCGGGTTGTTGGCCGCCTCGCCCCACCAGAGATAGCTCGCCTCGAGATAGGCGCGCTGGATGGCATCGTCGCGCCAGCCGCGGGAGAAATACGGAATGAAGCTCTCCGACGACTTCGGGTCGAAGAAGACGTTCGGCTGGTTCGTGCCGCGATCCACCGCCGGGCAGCCGAGCTCGGTGAACCGAATGGGCTTCGACTCCGGCACCCATGCGGTCGGCGTGCCGCTCTCCACCCCGCCCGGCCGGTCGTAGTGTGGGTTCGACCACCAGGCGCGCAGGTCCTTGTAGCGGAAGACCCAGGGCTTGCCATAGGCGCCGTCGGTGATGGGCGTGCGCGTCTGCGCCGCCCGGTCGGCAGCGCTGGCGTAGAACCAGTCGAAGCCCTCGCCGCCCGCGATGTTCGATTGCAGATAGGCGCGGTCGTAGATTGCCGGCCAGCCTGCCTGCGCATCGAGGTGCTCGAACCCGTCGCGCCAGTCCGATAGCGGCATGTAGTTGTCGATGCCCACGAAATCGATGTTGGCATCCGACCAGAGCGGGTCGAGGTGGAAGAACACGTCTCCGCTGCCATCCTGCGGATGATGGCCGAAGTATTCCGACCAGTCCGCCGCATAGCCGACCTTGGTGTCCGGCCCGAGGATCGTCCGCACATCCGCCGCCAGCGCCTTGAAGGCAGTGACGGCGGGATAGACGCTGGCGCTCAAGCGGATCGTGGTCAGCCCGCGCATCTCGGTGCCGATCAGGAAGGCATCGACCCCGCCTGCCACCGCACAGAGATGGGCATAGTGCAGGATCATCCGGCGCAGGCCCCAGTCATCGTCGGGGCCGGTCCATGTCACAGTGTCGCCCGACACCGCGAAATCCGCCGGGGTGGCGGTGCCGAAGAAGGCGTCGACCTGCGCCGCGGCAGCCACCGTCTTGTCCACGCTCCCGGCAAAGCCCGCCGCCGGCGAGCAGGTGATCCGCCCGCGCCAAGGAAAGACCGGCTGCCCCACCCCGGCCGCGTTGTCGCTGTAGGGATTGGGCAGCGTGTTGCCGGGCGGCACGTTCATCATGACGAAGGGATAGAAGGTGACGCGCAGCCCGCGCGCCTTCATCTCCTGGATCGCCTGCACCACCGCGAAGTCCGCCGGCGTGCCGCCATAGACAGGACGCCCCTCGTCATCGCTGTCGAGCAAAACGGCTTGCGCCCGCGTCACGCCATTCACGGACCAGACCTTCGGGCTGGTGGTCTTGGCTGCCGCCTCCACGCCCGGCCTGATCTGGCAGTTGCCCGCGCGCAGGTCGTCGCCGAACCAGCTCACGACCAGGCTGACGCTCTCCACGGCCGGGGCCATGGCCTGCAGCCGATCAAGGGCCACGACCATGTCGGCCTTGTCCGGCACTGCGTTCTGGTTCTCGGCTGCAGTCGTCCCGCCCGTGCCCTTGCGGATCGTCTCCGTGGCATAGACGAATTCGCCAGACGCCGGGATCATCGTCACCGCCTTGACCAGCCCTTCGGCGGTGTCGGCGTCGGCCAGCGGCCGGAAGACCTCGAACGACAGCTGCGGCAGGCGGTTGCCGAAGGTCGAAAGCGGGAGTTCCTCGAAGACCACATAGGCCGTGCCGCGATAGGCCGGCGTGTTGGCAGCCCCCATCTTCGCCGCGATGAAGGGATCGGCCGTCTGGCTCTCATTGCCCGGATACCAGCGCCAGGTGACGCCGGTCATGTCCATGGGCTTGCCGTCCGCCCAGATGCGGCCGATGCCGGTGATCGGGCCCTCGCAGAGTGCCACGGCAAAGCTGGCCGTGTAGAGATATTCACTGGTCTCCACTCGTCGGCCGCCGCCCTTGCCACCCTGCCTGGTGGTGCTGATCTCCTCGCGAAAATCGGTCGCCCAGATGACGTTGCCGCCGATGCGCATGCGCCCGTAGAGGCGCGGGATCACGGCACCCTCAGTCGACGAGGTGATCCGCAGGCTGTCGAGCCGCTGGCCTTCGATCCGCTGCGGCGGCGTGAGCGACGACACGATCCAGCTGTCCACCACCGTGCCGATGGTGGAACCGATGACGCCGCCGATGGTCGCGGCACTCACGCCCAGAATCGAGCCGCCGACTGCGCCGCCGATGGCGGAACCAACAGCACCGAGGACAAGCGTGGCCATGCGGACTTCTCAGCGTGCTGGAAAGAGGAAGGCAAAGGCGATGCGGCGTCGCCATGCGGGCGTCAGCGGTTCCTCGATCACGCCGAGGCGTTCATAGGCGTGCAGGAAGATGTCCGGTCCGGAGAGGATGCCGACATGCTTGGCGATGGCGCGAGGCATCATCCGGAACAGGATCAGCGCGCCGGGCCCGGCGTCAGCTGGCGCGATCTCGACCATCACACGCCGTGCGCCTTCCGCCAGCACCTCGCGCGGCCCGGTCTCACCCCAGTCGCGGCTGTAGGGCGGGATCGGGAAGGGCTCCGGCCCGACCACCTCGCGCCAGACGCCGCGCGCAAGCCCGAGGCAGTCGCAGCCGACCCCGCGCACGCTGGCCTGGTCGTGATAGGGCGTGCCCAGCCAGGACCGCGCGACGGCGATGACGCGGTCGGGATCGGCCGTCTTCACAGCACCGCACCCTCATGGCCGCCGTCCCCGGTGGCGTAGCGCAGGACCGCGTCCTGACCGGGGATGTGCGGAAAGCCGCGGAAGTTGGCGACATTGGCGAACTTCGCGCTGCAGGTCGCGATCCGCTTGTCGCAGCCCGCCCGGACCACGAACGCATCCGTCGCCGCGATCGGCCGCAGCGGAGCCTCGAGCAGGGTCAGGATTGCGACCCCGCCTGCGAGGTCGTGCGACAGCACCTCGGCCCGCCGCCCGGCGTTCGCGCCGCTGGTCCACGCGACGAACCCGAACGCGAACCAGCCCGCGTCAAAGGAACCGAGGCCCGAGGCGGTGAACGTCCGGTCGCGCAGCACGTCGATCACGACGCCGGTCCCCTTGAACGCCGGGGCTTCGAGGTTCACACCGCAGCGCGCATCGCCCAGCGCGGCGTCGCAGGTGGCCTGGAACGTCCGCCCGACGGTCTGGCCGAGCACATGGGCGAGGCTGCGCACCTCGGCCACGAAGGCCACGCGCCCGCGCCTGATCTGGCCGATGGCCCCGCAGCGCAGGAGAACGCGCTGGCTCGTGTCGGTCCAGTTCACCCGCCAGACCTCGACCGCCGCGTTGTCCCAGCGACCATCGAGAATGTCGGTCTCGGTGATCCGGTCCGACGACAGCACGCCTTGCGCGTCCTGTGCATCGACGGAGAGGTCGGAGCCGGATCGCACCTCCGAGGCGGTCAGCCCGCTTTCGGGCTCGAACGCGGTGCCGTCGAACGACAGCGTGCGGTCATGATCGGTGAAGCCTAAGGTCACGCCATCGGCGCGGGTGATGCGCCAGCACCAGGCGAGCGTCGTCGTCCCCTCGTCGAGATGGGCCTGCAGCGCGGGCGGGAGGGCTTTCATCGGCAGGTTCCTGTCAGAATGCCCGCCATCTCAAACCGGTGCCGTAGAACGCGATCTGAGATGGCGGAGCTGGTCCAGACAGGTCGAAGCACAACCTGTCGGGCCTCTGACGAGACCACCGGGCGCGGCTTACGCCGCCCTCGGTTCCCGGTCGTGGCAGACGCAGCGGCCAGGCCGCCACCTTCGCAGGGTTTTGTCCACCACTCCCAGTGGCAAAGCTGCCACCAAGGCATCTTGCGTTCAATTGCCAAATGACTCGTTGCGCAAAGGCTTTCATGGCCGATCATCGCTCCCGGCGCCTGCGAAGAACGCCATCGCAAACGCGCCGATGGCGGCGCCCAGGAACATCCCAGCAAGAAACTCAATCATCGCCGCGGAACCCACGCTCAAGCCGATCGCGCAGCCCGATCAGGCCGAGGCCGAGCGCGATCAGTCCGGCCGGCGATGTGTCGCTCGACCCGGTCAGGCTGGCGATCACATGCCTGAGATCGCCGAGCATTCCGGTGTCGGGAAGCACGAGTGAAGCCGCTCCCGTCACGATGGCAAACACACCCGCCCACCAGGTGAGCGACGTCGGCAGAATGTAGCGCATGGGATCAGACCCTCCGGATCAGGGTGGAGAAAGCATTCCTCAACCGCGCCAACCGACCCGACGCGGGGACGGGTTGTTGCGGGGCAGCAGGCGTCATGGCACGGGCTGCGAGCGCAGCAGGTCGAGCGCCTCCGCCTCGGTCAGCCGCCGCATCGGACGCGAGAAGTTCACGCGGCCGCCGCGGTCCACGGCCCAGACGGGGATCGTGCCGCCCGGATAGCGGCCATGGCGGAACAGGTCGCGTTCCGCCTCGCGGCGCGAGATGATCGCGGCCGGCCGCCGCCAGTTCAGGAACGCGTCGGCGGCTGCAGCGCGATTGCCGGCGTTGAGCAGTTTCGTCAGCGTCGCCCGGGCGATGGCGCCGGTGTTGTAATGGAAGGAGACCAGCGCATCGAACTCGTGCGGGGCGAGCGTCACCTTGACCGCGCGGCGCACGTCTGCCTCGTAGACAGCGAGGTCCATGCGGAAGATCCGGAAGGCCTCGCGGATCCCGGCATCCAGATCGGGGGGCATGCCGCGCGGCATCCGCGCCGGATCGGGCGGCCCGGCCGCGGCAGTGTGGCCGATGCCGAAGGTCCAGACGTCCTTCACATCAAGATAGGGTCCGGGCACGACACCTTCGTGCCGCACGATGGCCAGCAGGCCGCGGTCTGTCGTGTGCATGGGTTCACCAGAGAAGCGAAAGGACGAGGATCAGCGCGGCGATGGTGAGGCCGATGCGGAGGCGGTGGCTGAACGCCTGACCGGGATCGCTTGCATCGCGGCGAAGCGCGCGCGCCAGCCGGAGAAGGTCATTCATTCTCCGGCCCTCCTTTCCCACCGCGCAGCCGGGCAAGGACGAGCTCGATGAAGGCCGGGCCGAAGACACCCACCAGATAGGCGGCCGAGCCCGCCGCCCCGCCGGCAGGGATCGCCTGCAGCGGCAGACCAAGCCAGGAGGTGACGAGCACCATCGACAGGCTTCCCATGCCCACCGCGATCAGACCGCCAAGCAGGATGTGCCGCACTGCATCCCGCAGGCGCATCTTCGTCGTCAAGGCATTGGTCGCCCCGCCCAGCGCGCCCCAGGCGGCGAGGATCAGCGCCTGCGTCGCCGCAACTTCGACCATCACAAGATGCCAGAAGCCCTTGTCGCTGCTCATGTGCGGATCTCCACGAGAGGTATGGACGTGATCGAACCGAGCCGCTCCAGATCGAGAGTGACGTCGAGCGCGTCGGTGTCGAAGCGCACGGGGACGTCGAACTCGAAGCCCGCGGTGATCGCGACGCCCGGGCCCGGGGCCGTGGTGAAGGTCACAACCCCGGTCGTGGTGTTCACCGACCAGCCGGAGCCCTGCGGCGTGCCGTTCAGCGCGATAGTGACGCTCCCGACAACGGGCTTCGTAATGGTCCGCACCCATGTCTGGCTGCCAGACGTGTAGCGCTTGACCAGCTGGAATTGCGTGAGCGCCCCGTTGCCGGTGCCGATGGGCTGGTCGGTCGGCGCGGGCGACTGCGACAGCAGGCAGGACTTGAAGTCGGCCCAGTCCTTGAAGCGGAAGCCGTGCAGGCGACCATTGCGGGCCTCGAAGAAAGCCACGACCGCCGCCAGATCGTCGGCGCGGCGGATGCCATAGGCGACGTCATAGCGGCGACGCGAATTGGCCCAGCTGGCGTTGCGCTCCTCCGCACCCGAGGCCAGTTCGACGATCTGCGTGCGCCGCTCCGGCCCGCCGCGCGCGCCCCGGCTGATGTTGTCCGGAAACCGCACCTCGTGGAAGGCCATCACATGCCTCTCCTGCCCAGCGCCACAGCACGGGCGATGTCAGCGGCAATCTGCGTCCGCGACTGGCGGAAGCTCTCGGCGTCGCGGGCGTTGATCGTGATGTTGACGGTCTGCGCGTCCGGCTGGCCGTAGCGCGCGGCCTCTTTGCGCGAGAGCACCCGCTCGCCGCGCTGCAGGATCGCCGGCACCTCGTCGGGACTGAGCCCGGCCCAGCCGCCCGCGTGCATGCGCGGGGCATTGGCAAAGGCCAGCGCCGGGATCATCCGGCCGGGACCAGGAGCACGGACCATGCCGCCTGCGTGCAGGACCGAGGCGAACAGGCCGCCTGCGCCGCCCAGCGCGCCAGCCAAGGCATTGGCGATAGGACCGAGGATGAAGCGTCGGGCGGCAAGACGGGCCAGATCGACGATCATCAAGGTGTCCAGATCGCGGAGGTTTTGGCCGTAGCGCGCCACTTCCTTGCGCGACAGGACCCGCTCGCCCCTTCGCAGGATGGCAGGCACCTCGTCGGGACTGAGCCCGGCCCAGCCGCCGGAATGCGGGCGGGGGGCGCCCGCGAAGGCCAAGGCCGAGACCATCCGGCCGGGACCGGGGGCGCCGACCACCCCGCCCGCGTGCAGCACGTTCGCGAAAATCCGCCCCGCCCCGCCCAGCGCGCCGCCCAGCGCCTCGCGCCGGGAGAGCACCCGTTCCCCGCGCTGCAGGATGGCAGGCACCTCGTCGGGACTGAGCCCGGCCCAGCCGCCGGAATGCAGGCGGGGGGCGCCCGCGAAGGCCAAGGCCGAGACCATCCGGCCGGGACCGGGGGCGCCGACCACCCCGCCCGCGTGCAGCACGTTCGCGAAAATCCGCCCCGCGCCGCCCAGCGCACCGGAAAGAGCATTCGCAATCGGGCCGAGGATGAAGCGCCGCGCGGCGAGCTTCGCCAGATCGGCGATCATCGAGGTGACCAGATCGCGGAAGTCGAGCTTGCCCTTCTTCACGAAATCGCCGATGGCGTTTTCTGCACTCTGAAACGCGCCCACGAGCGCGCTGCCGATCTCCCCGCCGATCTCGCGCGCCTTCTCGGCGTAGTCGGCAAGTGCGGCCGTGACAGCCTGCCAGCCGGTAAGCGCCTGCTCGGCTCCGGCGGCCATGTCCTCGCCCGCCTGTCGCCCCGCCCCGCCGGCGCGGCCTGCCGCCCCGCCAGTCTCGTCAAGTTCTTCGTCCAATGCCCCGGCTGCACGCGCTGCAGCCGCCAGCGCGGCCTCCGCCTCGGTCCCCGTGCCGGTCACCGCATCATTCAGCGCCTGCCAGCTGGCGAGCGGCCGAGCGGCATCTGCCGCCCTCAGTATTGCCTCTCTGCCAAGACGCCTTGCCCGCTCGCGGGCCTCGTCTGCCGCGGCCCCGAGCCCGAAGTCGGGTGGCTCGAGGTAAGTCCGCGACAGCGCGGCCGAGAAGGTATCCGCCGCCGCGGTCCCCGCGGCCATTGCCGCCCCCTCAAAGGGGTTGCCGATGCGGCCCAGTTCCACCTGAGCCAACGTGCCGATCCGCACCCCGCCTTCGCCGGTGGCCCATTCGGGCAGCAGCGCCAGCGCCGCGTTCAGCGCCTCGATGAAGTTGTTGATGCGGCTGACGACGCCATTCAGCATCGCCTCGACGCCCGCGATCAGACCATTCGCGGCCTGGAAGGCGAAGTCGCCGATCGCGCCGGGCAGGAGGCCCCAGATCGCCACCGCCGCGTCATAGGCGCCCTGAAAGACCGCTACCGTCCGGTCCCCGAAGGTGACGACGGCCGAAACAATGTCGTCCAGCGCATTGAAACTGCTCTCTGCCAAGGTGGCCCATGACGACTTCATGAGCAGGAAAAATGCCTCTCCCACCTCGCCCATCCGCGACCAGACCTCGCGGGCAAGATCACCGAGCAGCCGGAACGCCTCACCCACGCTTCCGACCCGCGCGACCAGTTGCGAGAACTGATAGATCAGCTCACCCACGCCGACGATCAGCGCGCCGATGCCGGTGCGGATCAGCGCACCGCGCAGGACCACCAGCGCCGTTGCCACGCTGCTCACCGAGAACGCCGCCGCGGCCATCGCCGCAACCCAGCGCCCGGCCATGAAGGCGGCAAACGTCGCGGCATAGCTGGCCAGCCGACCGATGTTGTCGAAGAGCGTCCGGATCGCGGTGCCGAGCGGCCCGGTCGTGCGCGCCACGGCCGCCATGGCATCGGCGACAGCCTCCAGCGCCGGCGCCGCAGCGACCGCGAGCTGGTTCGACAGCCCGCGCCAGATCAGGCCCAGCCGCGAAATCGCGTCGTTCGTCCGTTCGATCTGGCGCGCATCCTGGTCCGAGACCACCACACCGAAGTCCCGAACGTCCTGCGTCGCTTGGCGGAGCGTGGCCGTGTTGATCCGGCCGAACGCGAGCGCCGTGCGGTCGCCGAAGAGCTGCGAGGCCACTGCCGCGCGCTCGGCCTCGGGCACCAGCTCCGCCAGCCGGTCCTGAATGAGCGCGATCCGCCGGTCGAGCGGCAGCGCCTGAAGCTCTTGCGCCGTCAGCCCCAAGCGGCGCAGAGCCTCGATCGCAGGGCCAGCGCCGCCTGCGGCCTCGCTGAGCCGTCGCGTCAGCTGCTTGGTCGCCTGCTCGATCTCGCCCATCGAGACGCCGGCCAGATCGCCCGCGCGCGCGAGCACCTGGATGCTCTCGACCGTCGTGCCGAGCGAGGCCGCGAGCTTCGCCTGCGCGTCGACCGTCGAAAGCGCCGAGCGGATCGCCGCCGTGGCCGCTGCCGCCAGCGCCGCAGCAGCCGCAGCAGCAGCAATCCGCGCGCGCTGCGCGAAGGCCGCAAGCCGGGCATTGGCCAGATCCATCTCGCGCGACAGCCGACCGAACCCGCGCGCGCCCGCCTCGCCGACGCCTTCGATCTCGGCGCGCACCTGGCGACCGCCCACGGCGGAAAGCCGGACCGAAACGCGTTTCTCGGCCATCGGATCTTGACTCCGGATAGGGTCAGTCGCGGCCAACCGCGATCTGTTCGTTGATCTTCCGCACCATCACCGCCTCGAGGGCGGGCAGAAGTTCGGCGATGGCGGTCGGCGAGATGCCAAGGGCCGCGCCCAGCGCCAGCGCCGCGCCCATGTCCCAGCCGATGACCGCGCCGGGGATTACGCGCAACTGCCCGCCGAGGCGCTGCGCCAGGTCCCACACCTGCCAGCCCTCAAGCGTCTGCGGCTGGTTCAGATTTGCGGGGCAGTCGGGACAGGTTCTGCCGCAGGCTGCGCAGTAGCTGTCGCCCCCGCCGAAGGACCAGTCGGCAAGGGCGCGGAGGCGTTTTTTTCCGCGTCCAGCAGCAGCCCCTTGGCGACGTAGAGGGTCTGGAACGCCTCGAAGACAGGCCAGAGGTCGAGCAGCGCATCGATGGCCTCGGGGCTCGGCGCGATCGGGTTGCCGTCCGCGTCGCCGATCCCCTCCCATTCGAGGATCGCACGTCGCGCCAACGCCTTGGCCATGGCGAGCGCGACTTCCTCGGTCGCCGCCCCCTCGGACAGGTCGGCAACCGCCGGGTCGCCACGCGCCGCCACCATCAAAGCGGTGGTGAGCGGCCGCAGCTTCACACGCACGCCGGGGATGAGGTCGCACCACTGCGGCGCGTTCGTGAGGTCGAGGGTCAGCATGCCGTCCTCAGTAGCTCGCAACACCGTTGACGAGAACAGCGGTGCACATGCGGGCGGGGCTCACCGCCTTCGCAGCCTGCCAGTCGAAGGTGGCCTGGATGCCTTGCGGCCCCGAAATCTCGATCCGCGGCCGCGGCAGATAGACCGCATGCGCGGTGAAGGTGAGGCTCGCATCCGTCCCGAGACTCCACGAGAACTCGAGCTCGCAGGGATCGCCATTGATGGCCTGCGTCACGAGCGTGGTGTCCGCGAAGCGCACCTCGATCCTTCCGGTCAGCGCGGCCATGCCGGGGTCCGCACCGTCGATCCTGCCGTCCGCGCGGATGGTCTCGATCCGGTCGATGCCGTTCGAGTAGGTGACCTCCGCCGAGACGACATTGCCCAGCGCCGTGCCGTTCCGCGTGATCGCCCCATTGAAATGCCCGAACCGCTGCAGCGCGAGCGAAGTCGGCGTGCCCGCAGCCGATGTCCCGGCGACGGTCTCGCCCTGGGCCACCAGCCGCGCCGTCGCGGTCAGGAGCCCCGAGCGCTGCATCTGCCAAGACAGCTGGTCGCAGACGCAGCCCGTGTACATCGCATAGCGCGGCACCTCCGGCATCGCCGTCTCGATGGCCATGCTGGGCAGCACCCAGCCGCCGGAGCGGAAATCGTGCGTGTAGGGCCCGGATCCCGTTGTGATGGGATTGCCGAAGGCCGCCTTCAGCCAGAGGCCGAAGTTCTCGACGTCGATCGGCACCACGACATCGCCGTCAGCGGTGACCGCGTCCTTGATCGGGGCCAGCGGATCGCGCCCGTAGCCCAGAAGCTCGCTGTTGATGAGCGGCTGCTCCGCGCCCAGCGTGGTGCTGGCGAAGGGCACCAGCCGATAGCCCGAGACGGGCGCGGTGCCGTAGACGGTCTCGAACGCAAGCGCCATCTGCGCTCGCGCCCCATGAGCTCGTGCCATAGTGGTCTCCTTTGGTGAGGTGCGTCAGCCAAGCGGGTCGGCTGTCGTGTAGTGCAGAATGACAGGGATGACGGCCGCCTTCAGGCTGGCGGCACCCTCCACGGCCAGATCGACCGCGCGCGGCGCTTCCGCCTCGATCCAGTCGCAACGGCCGCCCAGCGTGCGGTCGGCGGCAAGCGCCGCGGCGATGCCGGCGCAGAGGGTGTCGAACGCTGCGTCGCGCCCCGTGCCCTGCACCACCGCCTCGATCTCCGCCCGGTGCCGGTAGTGGTAGCGCAAGGGCGACAGCGTCACCTCCGGCTCGCCAGGCTCGCCATCGCGCAGGATCAGCAGGCCTGCGCTTGGGACGCGCTCAGGCAGCACCTCGCCGCGCAGGGCAGTGGCGGTCAGCGTCCCGAGCAGCGCGTGCAAGGCGGCAAGGGCGGTTTCACGTGTTGTCGGCATCGCTCACCACGGGTCCGCATCGAGCCGTTCAACGGCAGCAAGGATCACCCCGAGCACACTGGCCGGAAACACCGCATTTTCATCCCGTGGGTCCGGCACAGTGCCCAGCGACCGCCGCAGATCACCCGGACGCGCGCCGAACTGAAGCGCAACCGAGATCACCACACAGGCATCCTCCACCAGCCGCTGCATGTCGGAACCACCCCGAAGTCCGGACGCAAAAACCTCGCGCACCCGGCCGTTCGGCGCGTAGCCCGCCGTGATCGCAAAGGTGTGGCCGTTCCAGTCGAGGGTGATGGTGACCGAGGGACGGCGGTCCGGCAGTCGCTCGCGGGGCACGGCGTCAGTCCTTCCAGTTCGCAACGATCAGCCCCGGCACGCTGTCGAGCGCCCGGTCCGCATCCCGCGCGAGGTCCAGCCGCTTGCGCAGCCTGACCTGCGGCACGAGCAGGAAGACCGGCACGGTGGTCAGCCCGCGCCCGGTCTTCGACCGCGACGCCACGGCCAGACCACGGCTGCTCAGCCGCCCCTCCGCCACCAGCAGGCTCGGCCCCGAACGACGGTAGACGAACCGCAGCCGCAAGCCGCTGCGGCGTTCCCATTCGCCGGGGGTGATGCGTCCGCCGCGGGTCGATTTGCCCGCCGCTGGCAGCGGGATCGCCAGCCAGAACCCGTTCTGCGACCGGATCAGCGGCCCGGCATCGTGAGCGCCCACAATGACCGGGGCGTTCGACCAGACCAGCGCCGCGGCGTTGAGGCTCTCGCCCGACCTCGGGAAAGTCTGGCTGCGGATCGTGTTGGCCAACCGCTGACCCAGACCCGCGCCGGTGATCTGACCGCGCCAGGCGGATTTGAGGCCTGCGCCCGCCTCGCGCATGGCAGTTGTCACCGCACGTTCGCCCGCCGCGACTTCGGCCGCCATCATCGCGACGATGTCGGGCTGAATGTCGAGCTTGAGCTTCATCCTGATCACGCCGGGCGCAGGTCCACGGTCCACACAAGCCGCTGGACGTCACGGACCGGCTCGCCCTGGATCAGGAAGGCGTCTCCCCCGATTTCAATCCGGTCGCCGGGACGCGGAGAAGGCACCTCGGCGACGCGCAAGTCGATCCGGGTCGTGTCGGACCAGAGCCGGGCCTCGCCGAAGTCGGTGATGGCATCGGCACGCCGGGCGACCACGCGCACCGGCACCGGCGTGCCGCCGTCGGCGATATAGACCGCATCCCGCGCAATGTTGCGATCCGAGAAGATCGCAGCAATCGCCCCGGCGAAGGCGGTCATCAGTTGACGCCCGCCCCGTTCAGCCGGACCCGGCCGATGGTCTCGCCCGCGCCGCCGCCGACAGGGGCAGCCGCCACGCCGATCAGCTTGTTAGACCCGGCCACGTTGGTGGCACGGCTGTTGCCGGCGTCCCAGTAGATGAGCTGGCCGACCGTCCAGGCCTGCGAAGGCGCCTTCGGCAGATCGAAAATGCCTTCAAGGACGATGACACCTTGCGCGCCAGTCGCGATGTCGCCTTCCGCGACGCCGAACAGGCTGCCGACAAGCACGCCAGAGCCCGAGGTGATGGCAGAAGTTGCGGTGATGGTGATGCGCTCGCCGCGCGCGACGAAGTTTTTCATTGTGGGTCTCCGAAATCGCAGGATGGAGGACAAGGCGGCCCGGCCGAGGGAGGAAAGCAACCGGGCCGCCGCTCGTCCGCGCCGACACCAGCGCGACGAGCAATGGCAGGCTCAGGATCACACGCCGGCGTTGCGGAAGAGGCCGCGCCAGTCGATCGCCTTCGCGGCGAAGTCATGCCGCGCCTTGATCTCGATCCCGTCCACCTCGAAGCCTTGGCGGACCTCGGTGTAGACGCCCTGCTGGCCTTCGAGATAGGCATACTCGATCGTGTCGATCCGCGCCGGGTCCGCCGCGAGGAACCACGGATCAGGACCACTGGCCGCGATCAGGCGCGCCTCCTCGATCGGCTCGAGACGGTTCGCGAACGGGTTCACGCCGCTCACCGCCTCCGGCGTGGTCGCCGTGACGTTCTTCCGCGCCTCCACCGACCGCGCGCCGGGCGGCGTGATGATGAAGCGCGGCAGGACGCTGATCTGCCGCCCGTCCAGCCCGCGCTGGGCGCCGAAGAGCCGGTAGGCCTCGGCCAGCGACGCCTCGGTGATCGCCGCGGCGGTCCCGAGGTTGCCGTGCGAGCTGTGGAACAGCGGCTGCCCGTCCGCCATGAGCGGGTTTCCGGTGAGGATCGAGTAAACAATATCCGACTCGAGGTCCGCAGCCGCCGCGCCGTAGGCCGCCGGCACGCGGGTGAATGCGTCGAGATCGTCGTTTACCAGCACCTGCCGCGTGATGCCAACGATCCGCCCGTAGGTGAGCAGCGCATAGACCTCGCGACCCTCGCCGATCGTGCCGTAGGTGAATTCCCCCGACTCCGGCACCGCCAGCAGCGAGGGAGCGCCGCCGAGCTGCGTGACCGACACCGGCTTGAAGTCGACGATGGTCCGCTGCCGCGCCCAGGCGGTGAAGGTCCGCGGCGTCGACTCGTAGGCCCGCCGCAGCGTCTTGTTCGCCACGTTCGCGAGGATGAAGGGGAAATCGCTGGTGGAGTGCAGCCCGGCGCGGCCCAGGAGCGCCTCGGTCGCCACCTCCATCTTCGACATGCCACGGGTCGAGACGCCGCGCCGTTCGAGCGTGTGCCGCGCCAGCTCGATCAGCGTCAGCCCGCGGAACTCCCGCCCGCGATCCGTCAGCGCAAATTCCGAGGGCGCATGGCGGTGCAGCAGCGCTTCCGACATGGCGTCGCGATAGGCCGCATCCGACGCTCCGGTCGAACGCGGCGCGGCCGGCGCCGGCTCCGCGCGCCGCGCCCCGACCATGTCGTCCTGCGCCAGACGGTCGAGAACCGCGGCGCGCGCCTGATCAAGCGTCGCCCCGCGCTCGATCAACTCAGAAGCGAAGCCATGCGGCAGCCCGTGCCGCTCGCAGATGCGCAGAATCTCCGCAGCGGTGCGATTGGCCTCCGCACGCGCGGCGTCGATTTCCGCCACAGGCGGCGACGCCGTGACCGGCACGGCGCGGGTCTCGGCCTCCGCAGCCGAGGCGACGATGTCGTCAGACATGGATGGACTCCTTTCCTGAATGATGGCGGGCGCCTCGGCCCGGATGATGATGCAGTTGTTAGGCGCGGCATCTCGGATCTCGTCCGCCCGGATGTGCGCGCCAGCGTCGGCCGGAATCGGCACGGCCGAGATTTCGAGCGGCTCCCAGTCGACCGCACGCCAGAGCTCCCGCTGCCCTTCGCGGCGGATGATCTCGTAGCGATGCACCCGGTAGCCGACCGAGATCGCGACGTGTTTCTCCAGCACGCGCTGGATCGCAGGCTGCGCGTCCGGCGCATCCGTCAGCCGCACGCGGGCGATCCCGCGCCCACCCTCGATCCGCACAGACCCCGGCTCGACCGAGCCCAGCACCGAAGCCACCGACCAGCCGCGATGACCGTCAAGAAACGGCACCCCGGCCTGCATCCGCTCAAGGCGCACGGACCCCGGCGCGACGACAAGCTCCTCGTCGTATTCCTCGGCCTCGTCCCAGCCGGCGCGCCGACGCCTCTGCACCGTGGCGCCGGTCGTCCAGACGACCTCGACAATGCGCTCGCCGTCGCGATCGAGCAGCGACGCGGTGGCAGCCCGCACAAGCGGCGGGATCAGAAGGGTGGTCTCGTCCATGACTTCATCCGTCCTGCGATGGGGCTTCGTCGACACCGGATTGCAGCGGCTGCGTCTGGCCGCCCTTGGTCACGCGCCGCGGGTCGGTGTCGAAGACAAGGCCCGCGGCATCCCACAGCGCAGCGAAGGCCGACCATTCCTGCAGAATGGCCTCCGGGTCGTAGCCGCGCTTGGCGATCATCTGCTGCACCGTGGCGAATCCGGCGCGCACCTCCAGGATGTCCGCCTGCACGTCCTGCAGCGGATTGACGCTCTCGAACCTGGGCGGTCCCCACTCCGCGGGGATATTCGGGTCAGGGATGCGGCCCATGGTGGCCGCCACCTCCATCACCCACCGCCAGATGGGCTCGCAGAACTGCGGGATCACCGTGTGCCACTGCACCGCCTCGACCATCCGGCGGAACTCCGACAGACCGACCCGCGAGGACGAGAAGTTGACCTGGGAAAGATCGCCGGTCAGAAGCTCATAGGGCACGCGGAACCCGGCCGCGATGATGTGCTGCTGCACCCGGTTCCACTCGTAGATCCCCGAGGTGGAGTTCGGCGCGTTGAACTTGACGTCCTTCCCGTGCCGGACATAGCCGATCAGGCCAGGCTCGAACTGCTCGACCTTCTTGCCTTCAGCATCCAGTACCACCGGCGCCAGTGACTGTTGCTCGTCGTCCGCCCCGAAGACGAAGGCCACCATGGACGCCTCGATCTTCTTGCGCGTGAGCTCCGAGGTGTGCCAGTCCCCGAGATCGCGCAGCGCCCGCATGGCCGGCACGCCCCAGGGCACGCCGCGGTTCTGCACCCGCTGCCGCTCGAAGAGATGCGCCACAGACGCGGCGTCCACCCGCACCGACTCGAACCTGCGGCCGAAGATGGGCGAGGGGTCGCCCGGATGGTCCGGAAACAGCCAGTAGGCCCGCCGCCGCCCGAGGCTGTCGTATTCAATCCCCTGCACGATCCGCGAGCCGTCCGGCCGCTGGTCGAAACGCCCACTGTCGAGGTGATCGGCCTCAAGAAGCTGGATCTGCAGCGGCACCGGCAGACGGTCGGTCAGCGAACGCCGGAAGCGGCGCGCCAAGACTTCGCCCCCCTCGATCATCTCGCGCACCGCGAGCTGGGTCAGCCCGTGGAAGTCCGTGTGCCCGTCGGCATCCGCGACGCGCGACCATTCGTGCCACACCGCGTCGGCCGCGCGGTTCGCCGCCGGGTCAGGCCCCGCCGCCCGCGGCCGGATGCCGGTGCCGACGATGTTCGACACCAGAACCTGCACCGCCTTTGCGGCCAGGGGATCGTTGCGCACCAGATCGCGCATCCGCTCGCGCAGCGTGGCGCCTGCGGCCGCAATCTCCGCGTCCGCGCTCCCGCCGCCGATCGCGCGCCAGCCCTCCGTCCCGCGACCGCGGGACGCCGCATCATAGCCGCGCTGCGCAGCCGCGCCGGCCAGGCGCCGCCCGGACCGCCGAGGAGCAAAGACCGCCACCAGCCGGTCCCAAAGACCCGGGACCGGTCCAGCCGCGCGACGGGGTGCCACGATCAGACCCGGCGGAACGCAGCGCCGCGCGTCACCGGCGCATTCGTGATCGACATGCGCGCCTCGATGTAGGCGAGGCGCGCCCGCAGATCCTCGAAGGAGCCGTAGCGCACCTCCTGGTCGCCTGTCCGCACCACCAGCGTGCCCGAAGCGAGCGCCCGGCGCAGCGCCGAGAGCTCCTCAATCGTGAAATCCGTCATGAGCCCCCCGGAAACGACAGGAGGCGCGCCGGTCTCCCGCACGCGCCTCTCCGATCTTGCCGCGAAACCTGCCAGATTTTGCGCATTTGCGCAAGCAAATTTCTACCTGTGGTGCCCGCCCGGCGTTTGAGCGCACGCAGGGTTGGACAAACCACGCTCGCGGTTGGACAGACACAGCCTCTAACCCATTGCGCTGGCTAACAGAAATGATCGCAGTGCGACTCCAGAAGGGAGTCGCACCCACGCTCACAGCCACTTCCGCCGCCGCGGGCCGAGCCAGGTCTGCTCGCGCTTCGGGACCGCCGCAAAGGCATCCTCCCCCCTGAAGTCCGGCGGCAGCTGCCGGGGCGCGAGCGAGGCCTCCTCGCCGGGCCGCGCAGGCACCGGCTCCAACGCCAGCGCCCGCTGCTCCCAGCGCGGCTCGTCCCAGCGGTCGAGGCCCAGAAGCCAGGCCGCCGCACGCGCGTAGACCCGGCAGTCCAGCCCCTCGTTGCGCTCGCGCAGCTTCTGCCACTCGGTCTTCGGAAAGCCGGTCCGGGTCTTCACCGTGACAAGCTGCTCGGCCGTCAGCTGCCGTACCCATTCCGCCGTAACACCCCGCGGGATGTGGATGAAGCCAGACGGCCAGCCGCGCCCGGCCTCGAGGTCCTCGTCCGTGGGCGCCGCGAGCCGCAGGAACCGGTAGGTCTCCGCCTTGAAATATCCCACCTTCACCGACCAGAGCTGCACGCCGCGTCGGACCTTGCGTCCGCGCTCGGTCACCTCGACCCATGTGGGACCGTCGACCGGGCTCGTCACGATCCCGTCCCGCATCCCCTTGATCGCCATGACACGGTCCCGTGATTGCGCCCGCACCCAGGCATAGACCGCGTCGGTAGTGGCCCCGTCGCCGGTGTCGATCGCCAGCCGCGAGATGGGAAGCTCGCTCCCAGACGGATGGCGCCACGTGCGCAGCAGCAGGTCCGACAGCGCCTGCCGGACAGCGTCGGTGCCGATCTCGCCCTCGACGACAATGTGGTCCACAAGCCAGGACCGCAGGCCGCGGCCCCAGCCCCAGACGTCGATCTCCACCCGGTCCCGCTGCACGTCGGCACCCGCGGTGAGCACCATCACCCCCTCGGCCACCTCGCCCAGCCGGTGCGGCCCGCGGCGCTCGTAGAGGCGCTCCCAGTCCGGCGCCTCGCCGCGCTCGGCCCAGGTCTCGCCGAGAACCGTGTTCTTCACCGTCTTCAGCGCCGCATCGTTGCCCTGGGCCGCCTCCCAGAGGCGGGCGATCTCCTCCCAGGTCTGCCAGCCGAGCGGCGAATAGAGCGCGGAGATGTGGAAGCCCGCGATGCCCGCCGCCCGCGCAGCCTCCTGCTGCTCCGGCGGTGCCGTCGGTAGCCACCGCGCGCCGTTCGCGGGATCCATGAAGGCGGTCTTGTGCCGCTCCTCGATCGGCTCCTCGCAGGCCTCGCAGAAATAGCGGACGCGGTCAGGCAGACCCTTCGGCCAGCGCAGGCGTTCAAACTTGAGCCATTGCAGGGTGCCGCAGTGCGGACAGGGGACGTGGTAGCGCCGCTGGTCCGACAGGGCGAACTCGCGCTCGATGCGGCTCAGCCCCCTGATGGTCGGGGTCGAAACGAGGAACATCTTCGCGCGGTGCCCGAAGGAGACCGTCCGTGCCTCCGCCAGAGAGATCGGATCGCCCTCGCCGTCCACGTCCCCGGGGTAAGCGTCGATCTCGTCGAGGAAGACCCAGCGCGCCGGCATCGATCGCAACCCGACCGCCGAATTGGCGCCGGTCAGCACGAACTGCCCGCCGGGGAAGCGTTTCGCCAGCACGGTGTTCCCAGAATCCCGCGACCGCGCCGGGGCGACCAGCGCCCGCAGGACCGGGCTTTCCTCGATCAGCGGTTCGATCCGCTGCTGGCTCAGGCGCTTGGCAAGCTCCGTCGTCGGCTGCACGGCAAGAAAGGGACCGGGCGCGCGGTGCATGACATAGCCGATCCAGTTGTTGCCCGCCTCCGTGGCGCCCACCTGCGCGGCCTTCATGAAAACAATCCGTTGCAGCGGCGACGACGGGGACAGGGCATCCATGATCTCACGCAGGTAGGGCGTGCGCGACGTGCGATACGGCCCCGCCTCCGAGGCCGCACGCGACGACAGGATGCGATGCCGGTCAGCCCATTCCGACACCGTCTGCCTCGGGTCGGGTGCCAGACCGGCCAGCCAGGCCGCCCGCAACTCCTGCGCCCCGTCGAAGTCCACCGCCGTCATCGCAGATCCACGCGAATCTCGGCCAGCTCAGACAGATGCTCGCGCAGGTAGCGATCCAGCACCTCCTCCATCCGGTGCGGGTCTGTCCCGAGCTCCGCTGCCATGTTCGAGGCGACGCGGGCCGGCCAGCCGATCCAGGCGTCGCGTTCGCGGCGCGCAAGATCAAAAACCATCTGTGCCGCCCTCGCACGATCCACGAGCTGGCCCTTCGCCTTTCCGAGCTTCACCTTCTGCAGCTGTGCCTTGAGGATCTCGTTCGCAAGCCGCGCGCGCATGAAGGAAACCTCGCCACCCGGCGCTTCGCCGGGCTCCGGGTCGGCCCCTTCCTCGTGCAGGGTGTCCCGCACCGCATCGAGCGCGGCCTGCGGAACCGCCTTCGTGCCCGGCGGCGGTGCGCCCATGGCTGTCCTGGCGCGCGCCGTTCCCGCCGCCGTCTCCGCTGCCAGACGCCGCGCGTGTTCGCCGCGCTGGCGCGCCGGGTCCGTGCGCTCGTCCCACTGCCGATCGGCCGTTTCCGGGTCGATGGTCCCGTCCGGCTCGACCGTGATGCGACCCGCGGCGATCGCCTTGCGCACCGCCGACTCCGACACGCCCCGCAGACGGGCGTATTCGCGGCGCGACACCCCCATGGCCTCAGTCCCCGATCAGCGCGTTCAGGTCCGCGAGCGTCATCGTGACGTCCCCCTTGCGCACCCGGCCGTCACGCGGCCGCCTCGATCACCGCCGGAAAGCCGCCCGCCCGCGCGAGGATCTCCGCCGGCGCCAGCATCCGCATTCCGTCCATCCTGCTTTCCGATGTTCGCGGGTCGCGCACCTGCGCACCTGCGCACCCCATGTGCGCACCCCAACCTGCGCACCCCGATTTTTTGCCTGCCGCTGAAGGACTTGCGCGCTCCCGCTCCCCGCATACGCTATGCCTCCCGGAAGGACCCGAGCCACCCCCCGGGGCGCCGGCCGCCCGTCGGACATCGTCGCGGGTCGCCCACCGGAGATCGGGAGCACGCGCGGGCCGTCTCCCGGCCAGCCGCTGCAGCGGGCCCGTCCGACCAGTACCCCGTCCAGCTTCATGAACTCTCCCTCGACCAGACCAGCAGCATGTCACCTACAGCCCTGTCCCGCGCATGCCGCAGCCGGTCGCGCGACAGGCCCGTCTCCGCCTGCACCCTCCCGGGCGGAATGCCGCGGGCCAGCGCGTAGACCGCCTTGCGCAACCGCCGCCAGTCGCTGAGACCGCGCAGCGCGTGGTGGTGCCAGATCTGCAGGACCTCGTCGCGCAGCAGGATCTCCACGGTGCCCGGCGCGGGCGGGTGGTTGTCGCCCTCGACCACGCCCTCCGTCTCTCCGCGAAGCGCAGCAGCCACCCGCGACCACCAGCTCACCTCGTCCGGCGCGAGCCATGCCCCCGGCGATGCCGCAGGATACCCCGCCCGCGGCGGCGCCGGATCGGCTGTCGCGGACACCCGGACCGCGTGGCAGAGCATTCCCCACATCACGGCGGCATCGTCCTTTACGCGCGCGTTCCCATGCGCGTAGCGCGCAGCCAGCGACACCTCCTCGGAAGTGGCCCAGCGCCAGATGCGGTCGCGGCGCGCGCGCGTGGCGATGCGCTGGTGCGCGGTGGCATGCGTCGTCCGGCCCATCAGAAATCCTCCACGACACAAGTTCCATCCGATGCCGACCCCGCATGCCGGACGCGCATCGTCAGCCCCGCGCGCGCAAGGGCGGCCCGCGCATGGCCGCCCGAGCGCACGAAGGCCCTCGCATCGGCGACGGCTGCGACGTCTGCGGGTGGATTGGGTTCCTGCGGGCTGGTCATGACGATCGGGTCGCGGCGGAAGGGAACGAAGGCGATGGCGAGCGCGGCGGCGAAGGCGTCGGCAGCGGCGATGGCGGAGGCGTGGGCGGCGGCGGGGACGCGGAAAACTTCGACGGTGGGGAACGGGCACGGTCCGTGGCTGAGGGTCGGGAGGGCGCTGACGGAGGCGCAGGCGCTGGCGGGTCATGGCTGCACCCGCATCCGACGATGCTCGATGCCATGCGCGGCCAGCGCGGCGAGCGCGTCTGCCACCGAGCGCACCACGGCGTAGCCGTGCCCCTGGCCTTCGGCCGCCATGGCAAAGCGCCTCTGCGCCTCGGACGAATGCCCGCGCGGGGTCTTGACCTCGAGAAACAGCACCCTGCCCGAGGCCAGGACGATCAGATCGGGGAAGCCGGGCATGGCGCCCATGCCCTTGTGGATCTCCTGCATGCGCCGCGCCCGGTCGGACGAGCCGCGCACCTCGTGGCACGAGGCATGCACGATGGTGCCCGGCGGCAGGGCCAGCCGTAGCGCCTGCACGATGGCGCGCTGGATGGCGGCCTCCGGTGTGCCTCTGGTCAAGACACGCCTCTTCGCGCCTGCTGCAGCGTATGACGAGCGATCGTGGGCTGTCATGCGGGCGCCACGGGCTCTGTGCGCGCATGGTGCTCCACGTCACGCTTCTGCAGCCGACCGTCGCGCGCCCGCCACACAGGCCACGCGGCGTCCAGACGCGCCTGCGCCTCGGCCTCCCAGCGCTGCGCCGCGTCCTGTCCATAAAGCCGCGCCCTCGCATGGAAGGCGCCGCTGCGGTAGGCCTTCATCAGGTCGCCATCCACAAGCCCCCGTGCGATCAACTCGCAGGCGCCAAGCCCGAACAGCCAGTCCTGGCCCACGGGTTCACGCGCCCGCATACGGCGGGCGACAAGAACCGCCGTGTCGATGTCCCCCGGCTCCGCCGGCCGATTGCCGGACGCGGATGCCGCAGGTGCCGCGGCCTCACACACATCCCGCACGGTCGGCCAGTTGCGACCGCAGCGCTCCTCGAGGCCATCCTCGAACCGCTCCCACCAGCCGGGCAGCGCGTCCGGGTCGCGCGGTGCCACCCGCCGCACCGCCCGCAGGAGTGCGGCGATTTCGTCGGCCTGCGCGTCGGCAGCGGTAAGGTGCCGCGGCGCGGCCTTGCGGCCGAGAAACCGGCTCAGGCGGTTCTTCAGGTCGATGTCATGGAGGCTCATGGGTGGCCCTCACAGTCTGGCCAGAATCGCGGCGATGTCGGGTTGCGGCGGCTGCGGCGCGCCGCGGAGGGGCGGCGCCTGCGGCGACAGCGGTGGCGCGGAAAGCGCGCCGGAAAGCCGCTCCATCGCCCGGTCGAAGTACCGGAAGCTCGACGGCGGCCCGTCCGGCTTCCCGGCCATGATCCGCGCCACCTCCGCCAGCACGGTGGCCTCGTCGAGCCCAGGCAGATCGAGCCACCGGCGCACATGGGCCATGTCCGCCGGTGTTCCGATCCGCCGCCTGCCGGGTCCGGTCAGGCCGGAGACGGGATCGCAGCCCATGGCCTCGAGGAGCTTCTCCCGCAAGGTCCGATCGGGTGCCGCGGACGGCGGATCCTGTGCTGCTGGTGGAGGCGGATCGTGTGGTGCTGGAGGAGGCGGATCAGGTGGCGCGACGGGAGGCTCGCCCTCGCGCGCGTGCGTGCGTGCGCGCGCACCACCACCACCACCAATATTACCGGTTCTCTTACTGGTTAGTGTCTCACAGCTGTGAGACACGGAAATCGCCGGATTTGAGACACGGCTCGCCTCGGAGCCGTGTTCAGATTTGAGACACGGCTCGGCTTCATGTTCCTCATCCGTTCCTTGGCCGAACCCAAGATCCGGATATGGCTCCGGCTCGGCTTCCGCGGCCTCGGCCAGCGCGAAGCCGGGCTCGAAGGCGAGAAGATACCGGGTCGGCAGCTGCCGCCGCGTCCGCGGATCCACACGCCGCTCGCGGCGGATCAGGCCGCGCCTCTCGAGCTCGTCGAGATGCCGGTTCACCGAGCCTCGCGACATCTCGGCATCGCGCGCCAGCTGCGCCTGCGACGGGAAGCAGCCGAAATGCGGGTTGTGACAGTCGGCGAGATACCACAGCAGCAGTTTCGTGGCCGGCGGCAGTCCGCGCTGCTGAATCGCCCAGTTCGTCGCGGCATGGCTCATGCGTAATCCTCCTCCCGCTCAAGGCGCCGGCGGCACGGCGGCAGCCACACGAGCGCCGTGTCGCGCGCCAAGCGCACGCGCTGCAGCTCCCAGACCAGCCAGCAGTAGGACGTGGCGGTGGACCCTGACGGATCGAGCCGCCCGCGCAGCATCGGCACCCGCTCGGCGAACTGCAGCACCGCGCTGGGCGGCTCGACCCGGAACAGGCGGTCGAACCGCCCGATGCCTTCCAGGAACTGCGTCCGGACCAGCATCGCCACGCCGTTGTGTGAGGAGGCCAGCGCCTGCCGGCAGAAATCCTCCGCGAGGCGGAAGGGCGGGTTGGTGATGGACCACGCCGTGCACGGCCACCCACCCGCAAGGTAGTCCGCGATGCGCAGGTCGTCCCGCCCGTAGTCGTGAACATCGCTTTCGTGCACCGCCGCGAAATATTCGCCCAGCGCGCGCGCCATGTGGCCACGACCGGCCGCCGGTTCGCGCACCGCGCATCCGTCGATCCGATGGCCCTGCCGGCGAAGCCATTCGCAGAGCGCCCGCACCGCCCATGGCGGGGTCGGAAAGTCGTCCAGTCCCCCTGCCGGTTCGCGGCGGCGGGACATGACGGCCGGCCCGCCGCGCGGGCGCTGGGCGCGAGCGGCGTCCATCATGTCAGGCCCCCATCAGGACTGCGGCATCCGACGCGGGGCG